TCGTTCACCTGAATGTGTTGAATTTTTGAAAGAGGCGGACATTATTATTACCAATCCGCCATTTTCGCTGTTTCGCGAATATGTGGCGCAGTTAGTCAAGTATAAAAAGAAGTTTTTAATTATTGGAAATGACAATTGTCGAACTTACAAAGATATTTTTAAACTAATAAAAGAGAATATAATTTGGTGTGGCTACGCAAGAGTAAAAGAATTTGGACAACCAGACGGAACTTTTAAAAAATTTGGCAATGTTGGATGGTATACGAATTTAGATGTTAAAAAACGACACGAAGACATAATTCTTTATAAAACATACCAGGGCAACGAAAAAGATTATCCAAAATATGATAATTACGACGCAATTGAAGTCTCAAGACTTAAAGATATACCAAAAGATTATAAGGGGGTTATGGGTGTGCCGATAAGTTTTCTTGATAGTCATAATCCAAAGCAATTTGAGATTTTAGGAATAACAGCGGGGAGAGATGAATTTGAAGCACGACCAACAAAACGATATATAAATCCAAAACAAAATAATCCCGATGGATCCATAATAAACGGAAGTAAAGCAAATACACGATCGACAATAATTTATAAGAAAAAATCAACAGACATTTATTATACAGCTGACAACGCAAGAGGATATTTAAAAATACTTTATGCTCGCATTTTAGTTAAAAATAAGAAGGTAAAAAAAATGAAAATAACAGCTATGTACTTCCATGGGTCTCCCCGCGGAAATTTCTGCGGATACTGTGATGTTGTTTTTAATAGAATTTTAAAAATAAATAAAATTCGAATTGTTCGAAACCCAGATAATAAACTTATAGTGTGTATGCCTAATAGGAAAAATATAACTGGAGAATGGGAAGATGTAGTTCATCCTATAAATTCGGAACTCCGTAATACAATCACTGAGCTTATCATTGAGGTTTACTCGTGGAAAGTAAAGACTCAAAAATAGACGAGTACCTTCAAAACTTAGAAGATCCAAAATTCTATATTGAATCTAATCTATCTATTATCAATAAAGATTCCCAAGATGTTCCATTTATTTTCAATCCAATTCAAAACCGATTTATGGAAGAGCGTGCTGGTCCTACAATAATCGGTAAAGCTAAAATATTTCTTGATGCAATTCTTAAAGCCCGGAAAGAGGGTTTCTCTTCATTAATAGCAGCTATATGGCTACATGCTTGTGTTTTCCAAAAAAACACAAAAGCGGTTATAATGAGCGAAGAGGATGGGGCAACTAAAAGACTCTTAGAGCGTGTTGATTATTATATTAAAAGCTCTAAAATCAAAATAAAACTTGGCACTGATTCTAAAGAAGGGTATAGTTTTCCGGAAACTAATTCTACTATGTGGATAGGAACAGCAGGACAGAAAGCTTTTGGCCGTGGTGATGATATAACTCACTTACATTGTTCTGAATATCTCTTTTATCCTAATTTTGGAATCTTAACCGGCGTTCAAGAAGCTATGAGAAATGGTGGATGGTGTGTTCTCGAATCTACCGCTAATGGTTCCGGGACTGAAGGGCATAAGTTCTGGGAAGAGAAAAACAATTTTAAAAAGCATTTCTACGGCTGGCAAGATGATCCTCAATATTGCAGCCCTGATAATACTCCATTCGAATTAGACCCATATGAGAAAGCTATTAAAGAATCCTTAAATCTTTCGTACGGGCAATTACGCTGGGCGCGGCAGAAAAAAGCAAGTATGATTAAGCAGTATGACTTTCCTCAAGAATACCCAGCAAACGAAGCCGAAGCTTTTCTCACAAGTGGAGCAAAAGTATTTCCATGGCCGGACATTAAAAGACAAGCTGATATTAAACGGCCATATAAATGGAAATGTAATTTAAAAAATATTGGTAATAAAATAACTATAGATACAAGTGATCCTCAAAGTAATCTTACAATCTGGCGAACTCCAAACGATGTTGGACGGGAGCAACTATATCTTATTACTGCTGATTTTGCAGAAGGTATTATTGGCGCTGATTTAACCAGTATGTCAGTATGGGATATTTATTCATGGGAACAGGTAGCTCACTGGCATGGATATAGAGAACCATCGGAAGCTGGTCAAATAATGTACGATTTAGGATGTTATTATAATTGGGCAACCTTGGCGCCCGAAACAAATATGCCTGGAAATGTAGCTTATGCTAAATTAAAAGCTTTAGGGTATCCTAAAATGTGGCAAGATTCAGATCAAAAGCCGTGGAAGACTACTCAAAAGACAAGGCCGCTAATAATTTCCGCAGCTCGTGTAGCTTTACAAGAAAGCACTGTTATAATAAATTCTCCTCAAACTATAGCTGAGATTAAAACATTTGTTAAAGCTAAAAACGGGAAACTTGAAGCAGATACTAATTGCCATGATGATTGTGTAATAGATCTTTCAATAGCTTGCTATATATTAAAAATGACTGCTTTTACTGATACTATGCTTGAAAAGGTTACTCGTAAGCCTTTACGCGAAATTCTAAAGTTAACAAATAGGAAAGTAAAGAAACGTAATAATCAAGTAGTTTAATGCTATAATAAAACCGAGGGATTATGGAAAAAATAAACGATTTAATTTTTGCTTTAGACCATGTAAAAAGATTTAATTATGAAGAGTATACTCCCCTTCAATTAAAAGTTGTTGATGATTTTCTTCAATATGCTAAAGAAATTCGCGATAAGAAAAAACCCGCAGTAAAATTAAATTCAGGGAATAAATCTAAAACTAAAAAATTAAAAGATAATATATTCTATTATAGCGAAACGGTAAAAACAATAAACGGGTACACTACAATACTCCGGCATCGTGCTAGTGACAATGAAAATCATTTTAATGGGAAAACAAAAAGGCAAGCAGAGAACAAAGCAATAAATTATATAAACGAGTAGAGGGATTATATGATCTGGAAATGTAATGTAAGTGAAGACATAATGACTTTAAAAGTAAGGGTTTTTATTCACCGGGAACGAAATGGTGAACTTGAAATTCTTCATAATGACGGAACAATTACAACCGATGAAACTGGCGGTACTGATGTAAAGCCTACTTTCTCTATTCCTAGAAGTTGTCTTAAAGATTTATTAGAGGGACTTGCTAACCTTGGCGTTAAACCAAAAGATGAAGGGCTTATAGTTGGAGAGCTTAAAGGAACAAAGTACCACCTTGAAGATCTTCGTGTTCTATTAAAACTAACTAAAAAAACAATACAATAAGTAAAAAATAAAACGGAGGGATCATGATAAAGCAAATAGCGTATGGAGAAGAAGGAAGACAGTATCTTAAAGCCGGAGTTGATAAATTAGCTAATGCTGTTAAAGTAACATTAGGACCGAAAGGTAAAACAGTTATTCTTAGTAGGCAGTATGGGTCACCCACAATTATAGATGATGGCGTTACGATAGCCCGGGAAATAGAACTTAAAGATCCATACGAAAATATGGGCGCCCAGCTTGTCCGAGAAGCTGCATCAAAAACAAACGATATAGCCGGTGACGGTACCACTACAGCGACAATCTTAACGCAGGCTATCTATGCGGAAGGAGTTAAGAATATCACAGCAGGAGCGAATCCTACGCACCTAAAGAAAGGAATAGACTATGCTGTCAAAGAAATAGTCAAAGAATTAAAACGTATGGCTAAAAAAGTCGATAATAGTGAAATGAGAACTCAAATAGCCACAATATCCTCAAATGATCCTCATATCGGGAAATTAATAGCTGATGCTATGGATAAAGTCGGGAAAGAAGGAGTTATAACTATTGAGGAAGGGAAAACAGCCGAAACAGAAATGGAATTAGTTGAAGGTATGCAATTTGACAGAGGCTATTTGTCTCCCTATTTCGCAACTAATCCGGAAAAAATGGATTGTGTTCTTAAGGATTGTTATATACTTATATCAGACAAAGTAATATCTTCTATCGATGATATCCTTCCTATTCTTCAAAAAATTTCCGCAGAGCAAAAAAGTTTACTTGTAATTGCTGAGGACGTTACCGGACAGGCGCTTGCTACTTTAGTTGTGAATAAACTGCGCGGGCAAATAAATTGTTGCGCTATTAAAGCTCCTGGCTATGGTGAAAGAAGAAAAGAGAGTCTTGAAGATATTGCTGCTCTTACCAGCGCTGAGGTTATCACTAAAGATAAAGGAA